GTGCTACTGCTAAGTATGAAGAGTATAATGTTCGTAAGGATGGGTTGGAAGCAGATTATAATTTCAATGTAGATAGTATGTCAATTGATCTTAGCACTAAGAGTGAGAATGAATTCTCTACACAGGATACTAGGATCATTGTAAGTGGTAATGGTGCTGAATATAATTTTCAGATTAAAGCAAATGATTCTAAGTCCACTTCTAATTTAAAATGGGAACCTACACAGAAGGGTGCAGCTGCAGCTCGTGTTGGTAAAGCACCAGTTGATATGGTTGGTAAATTGATTAGTGATAATAGGGGTGATTTTGTAAACAAACATCAGAATTTTCCATCAACAGCTACTAAGTTCTTAGAAGAGGAAAGTAAATATAGATCTTTATTTACTAAACTTAAAACAAAAAAAGTTGATACTAAGATTGCTAATGAGCAAACGTTTGTTGATAATATGTTAGCAGTATATGCTAATGAACCTCATGTTGCACACAGTAAGTGTATGCAAATGGCATTCTTAGATGTGGTTGTTGATATGAAGAAGACCCAGAGAAGAGAATTTATGACAGATATGGTATTCCTAGCAGCGAAGAAGGGTAAACGCTTTGGACCATTTGGCAAACTGTACTAGTGCAGCTCCAAAAGTGCTGTTGTGATGCTATGATATGGGTATCAGATGAGGAATGGATGCCCAACAAACACCTTGATCACTTAGAAGACAGTATTTTAGATGGTCGTAGGGTCGCATTGGGTGCGGTCAAGCAAGCACTATCGCTTACTGATAATATTAGTATCAAATATGATGGTGCTCCTGCTATAGTGTTTGGGATTAACCCTGAGAATGATAAGTTCTTTGTTGGCACTAAGTCCGTCTTCAACAAACGTTTAATTAAAATTAATTATAGTCATGAGGACATTGATCAAAATCATCAAGGCATTGTCGCTGACATTCTTCGGTTGGCTTTTGATAACGTTCCTCGTATCAATCGTATTGTCCAAGCTGACTGGATCGGTGTCGGTGGGGGTAGTGTTTATTGCCCTAATATTGTGCGGTATAGATTTGCCACTAAAATTACTAAAGAGATTATTCTAGCTCCGCACACAGAATATACTGCTGTTGGTCCTGATGTAGTGGGTAAACCTATTAGTAAAGAACTAATCAATAGTCTGAATACATTGTCAGATAATATTGAGTCTTCTTACTTCATAGATACTACTGCTGCAAAGGCAGTTAAGTGTCCATTTAACGGTCTTGATATCTTAGCAAAGGTTGTTGCTTTGTTACCCTTCACTAAGATACCTTCAAGTAAAAAAGCACGTGTAGAAATAGCTAAACATATAAACTGGTTTGTTCGTGATGACAGTTGGGACTATGAGTTTCCGCCTGCTGATTACATGTATGATTTGTTGGATGCTAAATATAAGAGAGAAGTTAATGTCAATACCTTTAAAGTATGGCAATTAATATTTCAACTGAAGATGCGTATACTTAATACTATCCAAACGGATGGTAGTGTTATCTGTGATATTAAAGGCAAATCAATCAACCATGAAGGGTTTGTTACTGTAGCAGATACACAATATAAACTTGTAGACCGTCTAACATTTAGTAGAGCAAACTTTAATTTAGATAAAGATTGGACGCATGAAAAAGTTTAGTGCTTTTCTATCAGAAGCAGAACGTTCCCTAGCAGCACAGACCGCAGAAAAATTAGGTCTTAAGCACGTATCTTATGGACGCTATGCTGATCCTAGAGGTAATGTCACGCACGTTTCCAAGGATGGTAAGCTAGTAAAGCTAGCACCTGGAGAGGAAGGAGGTAAACAACAAAGTGGACGAGAAGAAGAAGGAGGAGGTGAGAATACGAGCGATCAAGGTTCGGTATCTATTACTTTCGGAAGATTTAATCCACCTACTGTTGGCCATGAAGTTTTAATTAAGAGAGTTGCTAGAGAAGCAAAGGGTGGAGAGTATAGAATATATCCTAGTCAGACTCAGGACGCAAAGAAAAATCCTTTAGGTCCATCAGAAAAAATTAAGTATATGAAGATGGCATATCCAGAGCATAAGGATGCCATTTCTACTGGAGAAGAATTACGCACTATCTTTGATGTTCTTGTTGCTTTAAATGAGGAAGGTTTTAGTGAAGTAAAGATTGTTGTAGGTGGTGATAGAGTATCTGAATTTAATTCTCTTGCTCAAAAATATAATGGTAAGTTGTATGAGTTTGAAAATATTTTAGTTGTCTCTGCTGGTGAGAGAGACCCCGATGCAGATGATGTATCTGGTATGAGTGCATCTAAGATGAGAAAGGCTGCTGCTGAAGATGACTTTAAGACATTTGAAAAGGGTATGCCAAAAGCATTAGGACCAAAAGAAAGGCTTCGTCTTTATAAGTCTCTAAGATCTTCTATGCAGGTAGAAAATCTAGAAGATTTCCATGATGCATCATTTAAATTATTTGAGATTGCTCCTAAGTTAGATCCTCAAGGATTGAGAGAAGCATACTTTGAAGATGATTTATTTAAAGTGGGATCCTTTGTGGAGAATGATAACACTGGTCTTATAACTAAGATTGTAAGTCGTGGTAGTAATTATATTATTAGTATTGATGAACATGAAACTGTATTCCGTTCTTGGTTGAGAGATTTAGTAGAGGTTAGCACTGAAATTGCTATCAAAGGATTTAATTGGACACCTGCAGGAGAGGTAGGGACAGATGCCCTAAGTAACTATGTTAGAAAACTTACTCCTGGTGAGTTCCTTAAAAAGATACAAAAGAAAAAGTAAATTATGACTAATGATTATGATTATGTGGACAACACATCATCTGATGTGCAAGCTTTAGTGCATGTAATTAATTTGCAAGGTAAAGATTTAATTGGTGCGGAGATTGGAGTCTTGCAAGGGTCATCTACTATGACTCTTTTACATAACTGCCCAAATATTAAAACTTTATATGCTGTTGATGCATTTGTTCCATATACAGATTTTTTATATAATTATGCTATCAATGAAATTAGTGATAGAGATATAGATAGAGCAAAATCTTATTTTTATCATGTGATAAAATTCTCTGGTATGGAGGATAAGGTTCAAGTTCATGAGATGGATAGTGATTTAGCGTCTGAGAAAATCGAAGATCAATCTTTAGATTTTATTTTCTTAGATGCATATGTGGATAGAGATAAATGTGTTAGAGATATTGAATTGTGGTATCCTAAAGTTAAACGTGGTGGAGTATTCTCTGGAGATGACTGGGGTGCTTATGATGTGAGAAATGCAGTAAATAATTTCAGAGAAAAAAATAATATACATCATCCCATGAGCACTTTTAATGACAACTGGGTATGGATAAAGTAATAATAGTATAAATAAAAAGGACAAGACCTATTACATCAAATGGATTTTAAAGAGCTTCCTGACATGTCATCTGCGTATCAAGAGATACTGGAGAAGATGAAGAAAAAAGAGCCTCGTTGGCAGGATGATGACTGCGATGGTAAGTGGTATGAGAAATCTGATACTGATGGTAAGATCAGTAAGAGAGAAAAGAAAGCAAAAGAGAAGGCATACTCTGAAGAAGTAGAGGATGTTGAAGAAGCAGTCTACGGTGGTGCTAAGAAAGAGAAGAAAGATACTCGTCTTACTGTAACTAACGCTGATAAGAAAGCAAATACTAAAGCATATCAGAACTATAAAGCAGGTAATAAGGCATATAAAGCTGCTGACCATCTAAAGAATGAGGAGAAATCCGAGGAGCTACGTGCTACTGGGGTCTTTACCGAAGAAGAAATTGCTAAGATAGTGGAGGCTGATTGCCTGGGAAAGATTGAGGAGAGCGAGAAACTCGCTCAAAAGGCTTACAAGAGAGCACAAGAACTTGGAGCGAAAAGGAGATCAAAGCAAGGTGTTAATCGTGGTGTAGGTAAGAGTGAGAGAGCTGGGTATAACCTAGCACAATCACAGAGGAGTCGTAATACAGATGCTGCTACTCAAGCTGGTAATCAAACAGGTGGTGGTGCTAAGTCATTTGGATTTGCTAAGAACAAAAGTAATCCTGTGAAGTCTAAGAGCACTGGTGATACTAGTCAGATAGGTCATGAGAGAAAGAGAGATGAAAAAACTGATGTTGGTAAGTCAGGTAAGAAACTTAAGACTCCTAAGTATAAGTTGAGTGCTACTCAGAGAGCAACTCATCATACAAGAGATTCATATAATAGAAAGGATCCTGCTAAGAATCCTAAGCATACAGCACATAAAAAGGAAGCATTCTATTTCACAGATGAAGAATTAGAAAATCTAAATGAATTGTATGCATTTACCGATGAGCAATTGGTATGTTTCTTTGAAGAAATCATATATGAAATTGCTGAAGATGAAGATGATCTACTAGAGATCTGTGAAGCACTAGAAGAAGTTGAAATTCTTGATGAAGCAACATCATTACATTCAGCACGCCCTAATGTTGCAGTGCAGAAACCTAAGAATGTAGATCTAGGTAAAGATAAAGGTGCAGAGGCACGTGAAAGGTTGAAGTCTAAGAAGACATCTAGTGATTCTAAACCTGAACCTAAGAGGTCAGATCGTTTGAGAGCTGGATTGAAAAAAGCTGGATCTCTTGTTAAGAAGGGTATCAAAGCAGCAGGTAAGGCTGTTGCTAAGAATACTGGTAAGGCAGTTGGTGAATATCAAGCAGCACGTATTAAGCAAAAGCGTGCTGCAATGTCAAGACCCACTAAACAGAACACAGACAAGCCAGAAAAGAAGGATGACGATGGTACAGGTGGTAAGTTAGATAAACTTCTTTCTAATGTTAAGGGTAAGAAATCTGATTCTTCATCAACAACAACTAGAAAGGTTGTTAAGAAGAAGGTTGTTAAGAGATCATCTTCAAGTGGTGAAACACGTAAGGCAGTCGGTGGTGCTTTGAAGGCAGTCGGAAGACTTGTTAAGAAAGGTGTTAAGAAAGCAGTCGGTAAGACTTCTAGATTAATATCTAAAGGAAGTGACAAACTTGCTAGTCGTCTAGGTGAGGACTATGATAAGATTGCACATCTATATGAGTCAGGACTATTCCCTATTGAAGAAATAGAAACGATCATTGAGGAAATGCACAATGTTAACGTTTAAAGAACTTTCTGAGAAAAAAACTAAAGTCAAGATAAATCCTAAAGTAGAGGATTTGAAAGAGAAAAACAAGTGTACTGATTGTGATTGCAATCAAAACCCTTGTATTAAGTGTGGTGTAGATCACCACGCTGGACCCAATTCAGACCTTAGCCAATCAGTTAAAGAAAATTATGCAAGTGAAAAAGAAATCTCAGAAGAAAGGCCAGAAGAAGTCGGAACTGAGAAACTCTTAACATTTAATGAATTAAATAGATACGGTAAAGAGACTGGTAAAGCAACTGGGTCTATGAATAAGAGACCTGGTAGTGCTGTAAAGAAAGGTGGAAACACATCTGATAAAGCATTGAATTATGTCAGAGGTATGATCCGTAGAGAGACAGGTAAACCTGAAGGTCAACGCAAGAAGACTAAGGGTGAGAAAGGTAAGAGACAGATAGGTGATAGAAAGGGTACACCAGCAGACACGATTGCAAAACGTCGTCAGTCAAAGAAAGATGCTGAAGCACTTATGAGGGATACTCGTGGAACATAATATACAAGAGATCAGTAGTTTTGCTATGGATGTTAAAGCATCTAGAGCTGCTGAAAAACATGCTGAACGAAAGAAGAAAAAGTATGCAGACTTTAAGAAGCAAGGTGAAGCAGCAAAGAAAAGGATTAAGTTTTACGATAAGAAGGGCAGTGGTTATATGAAAGGCGGTAAAAAAGTATACGATTAGGATATATAATATAGTTGCATTATAATTCATGACACTTTCAAAAGAAGTAGTCCTTGAGGCACTTCGGTGCTGTCGTGACGTTTATCCTCATAGCCAAGATTTTCTAGTTAGTAGGAAAGTTGCAGGACATACTGTCCTTGCAGTAGAAGGTACCAATGAAACTACAGATTGGATAACCAATCTAAAGTTTTTGATTAAGAGAGATGATTGTCACCGAGGATTTAAGAACAATGCTAATAGGACATTAGCAGAACTAGTAGTTGCCTATGAAGGATTGAATCCAGAGAGGAAACTTGTTATCGCAGGTCATTCACTTGGTGGTGCTACTGCTACATTGATTGCTGATCTCCTTTGGGAATCAGGTAATAAAAATATTGCACTTGTTACTGCTGGATCTCCTAGACCAGGTGGACGTAGACTTAGAAAGAGGATTAAGGATCTTGAACATCTTCGGTTTGTGCATGGTGATGACATTGTTCCAGGGACTCCTCCTTGGCTCGCTGGCTATGTACATACTCATCCAGAGATTAAATTGAAGGATGAAAACGATACTAGATTCGATGGTGTTGCTGATCATAATATGGGATCATACTATGAGGCAGCAGAGAAATATTATGCTAGTAAAAAAGTAGCATTATAAATAAGTATACAGATTAATATTCGGAGTAAATTTACCATGCCATTATGGGGAAACACCGCTTCGTCAGCCACTAACAAGCCCAAATGGCTGCCAGAAGACGAAGATTCAGATTATAATAAGGCTACCGTATATGCTGACACTACAGGTTGGGTGGTAGCACCTGGTTCTAAGTCAACAGGTAACGGAAATGTTAACGCACAACCAGAAGTGCTTGCTTGCATCGGTGGTCTATCGACAACTCTTGCTGCACCTACTGTAACTAAGATTCGTATTGTACAATCTTCTATTGCAGCTGGTAGTAGAACAATCACTGCTGAAGTTACATGGGATGAGAAGGTAACAGTTGCTGGATCACCTCAAGTTGTAATCGCTAACGGCAATGAAGGTACAGGTAGTGGTCGTGGACCTCACACTCTTACCTATACTGCAACTGGATCGACTGCAAACAGGAAGCGTTTCACAGTAGCATCACAAACTGTTGCTGAGAATGACGTATTGACACTGGGTGGAGCAAATGTAACACTTAACAGTGGCACAATTACTGACACAGCAGATGGTTCAACAGCAGCATCACTGGTACTCAGTGGTTTGACAGCAGTTACACTAACAGTTTCAGAATAGAATAACAAATGATATTCAGCGAATTGAATGAAGACAACTTTGTTCTCTTCGCTATGAAACATTATGAGAATCCTCATTGTGCAACCAAAGAGGATTTCGATGAAGACATGAAGAGGTTTAAATATCTTAAGCGATTGTTTAAACGATATTTGCGAGGTGGGTCATTGAGAACCCACCTTGTTATTAACCACCTTATTATTCTTTTTAATGTTTTTGGCGAAGCGACTACACCATTGCTCTTCTTTAAATTAGAGAGAGAATATTGGTGCATCTTAAAAACCTTCTTAATATTTTTAAATAAATATCCTGTAGGGATGATGCCTGATCTAGACACAGACATTGACATAGAACACGAGTTGGAACTACTATGAAAGAAGAAATGATGACAACTGGATTTACTGGTGGGGATACTGCAACAGGTCCGACTGCTGGATTTGATCCTGTTCTCAAAATGAGAGCAAAACGTAAGGCTCTTAAAGGTTTAGTAGCACCAGGTAATAAGTTATCAGATGGTAAGAAAAAGATAAAAGAGAATGCAGTAGATAAGTATGCTCCTAAGTCTAGACTATTTCAATATAAAGTTTCTCTTCCAGAAGTAGGTGATACTGTTGTATATGCTAGCTCACCAGCAGAATTGAGACAGAAGTTACGTTTACTAATTAACTATCGTTACAGAGGTGACATAGAGATTGAAAGAATACTTCCTGCTAATGCATATAAGTTCTTTACAGATAAGAGACAGAAGCATTTAAGGAATGTACAAGAGAAAGCATGTTGGAAAGGATATAAGAAGGTTGGTACCAAAAAGAAAGGTGATAAGATAGTTAATGACTGTGTTAAAGAAACAACTCTTGATGAAGTTAAGTCAGCATGTAAGACTCGACTGAGTAAGAAGACTCAGGAGTTAAAGAATGGCTGAAGGTGTTAACGCTGCTATTCTAGAGAGGTTGGAAAAGGTTGTTCAATCTCTACAAGATAACTCCGTCAAGATGGGGCAGTTACTTGCTGTTCATAATGAGAAGTTAGATAAACAGGACAGAATTGATGCCGTATTATTTGAGAAAGTTGAATCGGTTCACAGAGAGGTTAACCGTAGAGCAGAGGAGATTAAGAAGGGCTGTGAGAGAGATATTCGTAAGGTAGATGATAGACTTAGACTTATGGAGAAAAAGATGTGGACTATTTGTGGTGCTCTTACTATAGTATCTTTCATTTTTAGTCCAGTTGGACAATCGGTACTAAGAAACTTGACAAATGGTCCAGCAGCAATTAGTATGGAGAGCGAGGTCACAAGGACTATTGAGTGATTGATG